ACCAACGATTAATCGATCTCTTAAAGTCGTAATTCCAGTTACATCTAAAGTTTGTTCAAGATTTGTAGTACCTTTAACAATCAATTGACTTCTTAATGTAGTGATACCAGTTACATCTAAAGTTTGTTCAAGAATTGTAGGGCCTTTAACGATTAATTGACTTCTTAGTGTAGTGATACCAGTTACATCTAAAGTACTAGCAAGACTTGTAGCACCACCAACGATTAAAAGTGAAGATATGCCTACAGATCCAAAAACATCTAAATCAAATTTTGGAGTTGAACTTCCAATTCCAACATAAGAATTTCTGTAAATAGTAGTAGTTCCTTCAACATTATCCCAATAATCATAGACATAAACATCAGCAATTGATGGACTAGTTGGATTTACAAATCCTTGAATTGGATCTGTAGTAATTCCAGACCCTCTCCCTTTTTTTAAGTTTAAACCTCTAAAAGATGAAACACTAACTAAAACATCCTCATTATAAACAAAAATACCCTCAACAAAAGAAGGTTCAAATGGAGTCCATTTAATTCCTTGAGCATCTTTTGTTAAAAATGCTCCAATGACTCCAGAACTATTTGTTGAATCATATAATTGACTTGAAATTCTTGCATCACCAGTGACATCAAGAGGATATTGGGGTGAATTATTACCAATTCCTAATCTGCTACTAATTAATGCTGTTCCAGTAACATCAAGAGATTCTTGTGGTGAATTATTGCCAATTCCCAATCTACTGCTAATTAATGCCGATCCACTAACATCAAGAGATTCTTGTGGTGAATTATTGCCAATTCCTAATTTGCTACTAATTAATGCTATTCCAGTAACATCAAGAGATTGTTGTGGTAAAGTATTACCAATCCCCAATTTATCACTAATTAATGTTGTTCCAATAATATCAACTTTTTCTCTGGGAATAGAAATTCCAATTCCAATGTTTCCAGTAGCAACAAATGCAGTTAATACTGTCCCACCAACTCCAACATCAAATTTTTTAGTTACTGTTAATATACCAACTTGTAAATTTTCAATATTAACATCAGATAAAAAATTAGCCTTTCCAACAAATGTAGAAATTCCTCCGACAAAAAGATTTTCAGGTATTGTTACTGATCCAGTAAAATTTCCCGACCCCGCACCACCTTCACCAAAAGCATATAAATTTCCATAAACATAAACATCTTTAAAGAATTTGGCGTCTTCATTAAAGTATGCTTCTTGGCCTGTAACTAAAATATCTGCCATTTTACAGTCCTATAATGGAAGCTATACCGCCACTAAATGTTTTTGTAATAATATCTGCACCAACATAAGTTCCGGCAAAAACAATTTCTCCAAAACTTGATCCCGAAGGTGCAAGATTTCCATCCAATGCATCACAATCTGCTTTATTTCCTTTAATCAGAAGTCTACCAGAACCAGAATCTAATGTAATATTTCTTCCCGCTTTAATATCCACATCTTCATCAGCATCAATCATAATGTTTTGGGCGCGAATTCTTACTCTCCCATTCTTTTCTGCTGTAATACATATATCACCATTTCTACCAGTGATTACAATATCTACACCATTTGATTGACTTTTTTGACCACCAATCAATTCTATTGAATGATCATTATAGATTTTATAAGTTCCACCTTCACTTAATCCAGTAATACAAACATCTTTACTATCTGTTACAGCATAAAGATTGTAGACATCAGTACCATTCAATCCCATTGTGGGATTGTTCATATCCAATCTAAATTTTGGACCAAAACTGACTATACTTCTTCCTTGCCAGTTTTGTTTATAAAGAGGTCTTTCATTGCCCATTTTATGTTACACAATCGATTACTTGTTTTACTTCACCTTGGAATTCTGCAGGAGTCATAACACTTATATCAAGTATTGGTCTAAGTACAGCACCAGATCCCGTTTCAGAATTGACTGTAAGGATCGGTAGATCATTTACAATAAAAGTATTTATTTGATTCGTAGTATCGGCACTTGGAGTTACCTTAACAATTATTCCATTAGATACTTGAATTGGATAATTATTTCCAAAATTGTCAGTTATGGTATCATTAGAAGTATAATTTTCTCCAGGATCTTGAATTAGTACATTAATTACAACATAATTTCGAATTGTATCAATTGGGTAATTTTCACCTTCTGATACAATGTAAATAGAATCTACTTCTCCAGCATCATTAATTGTTGCTCTCGCTACAGCACCATATCCTTGATTGCAATTATCAACTATTTCTACAAATGGTGGGAATCTATATCCAGATCCACCATTAGTCACTTTTACTCCAATAACACTTCCTGTAGATCCAACAATTGCTCCCAGTAATGGAATTGCTGTACATTCTGCTCCTCCTCCACCAAAAATATTAATTACTGGTGGACTACATGTAGTAGGTGGTCCAGTATAACAACCATTAACCGATGAATTTTTTGTTACGGAACTAAAAATATCAAATACTCCATATTTTTGATTAAATGATGTAGGTGCAACTGATTTTGTCAGAGATTCTTGAGGTATGTTATTGATTACATTAAATGATGATCCACTTACATAATTTGTAGCAATTCCTGAATATGCTCTTGTTACTGATACTTCATTTGTATTTGAATTAAAATTATTAATTTGCATTATTTCACCAGTTCCAGAAGTAATAAATCCTCCCGTAGTTATTCCAGTAAGATTTGGTAATGTAATAGTGTTTGTGCTAGCACTAATTGTAGATGGAACAATGACACTGGATAAGAAATTATCTAAAACTATCTGATCACTTGAAGCAACTTTTTCAATATTTGGGATTTGTCCAATTCCCATGGCAACATTTGCATTTTCTAGAATTTTTGCAAAATCTGGTGCTGGTACATTTGAAGGCCCTTGCCCAATTATCCACTGGTCAACAATACCATTTGCTTTTCCTTTACTTTGATTACAATCAAATAGTCCAACAAGACCTTTGATTGCATCAGAACTTGTTCTTAAGAAATTATCAACACCAAAAGAGGGGAAAAATTGAAGAATCTTTTGAACTCCACCAATTGCTGAACTCAATCCACTTGTTATTTTTCCAATAATATCATTAACAAGTGCTCCTGTAAACTGTTGGGCAGCGCAACTAACAAAATTCTGAACATTATCGACCATAGAATTAAGAAGTTCTTTAACAACACTTCCCAATCCACCAATAATCGCACCAGAAACACAAGGAATTGCTTTCTGCAATGCTTGAACTGGCGGAACCATTACAGTTTGTGCTGCTACTCCAGCTGCATGTGCAATTGCAGGGTTTTGTGTTGCGGCAAGAACTAAATTATAAACTTGCTGATATAATAACTTTAATCCTTGATTCAATAATGGTGCTAATTTTTTAAACAATTTATTCACCATATTGCCAACTAATCCATTGGTAATCGCCTGAATTTTATCAGTTACGCGATTAATTTCATTTTTAATATTTGTAAAGATTGCAGGTGCTTTAATTTTGTTCAGTAAATTCCCAACCTCTGTTGAAATTTTATTGACTGTAGTATTACTTACAGTATTTGCAAGTTGAATCTTATCCCCAATCGCACTGAAGTATGAAATCTCATCAGTTGCAATATTCTTTGCCTGTTCTGGAGATACATGTCTCGGAGATTTTTGAGACTTTGCATTTTGTTCACTTGATTGATCAGGTTTCAGTGTGCCATTTGGTTTTTTAACTTTACCAGTATATCCAGTGAATGGTTGAAATGGCCCTGGAGTATTGGAAGTAAGAACTTGCGAAGTTCTTCCAAAACATCCCATAATTACGGGAGTCTGTGCATTATCAGTATCTAAGAAAAATCCAAAAACAACATCACCGGGAGAGATCTTTACACTGGTCGCATTATTACCAGCACCAGTTCCAGATGTTGTTGGAAGTAAACACTGCGCCCAAGGTAGATCTTCATCTGGAAGTTCGGTAAGATCATAGGGATGATATCCCATAATACGAACTTTAAATCTATTTCCCCACCCTGCTCCGTTAATTTGTCCACCATGAGCACTCTCTGGTGGAATCTGTCCGATCCACCAACGAAATCCGTCTCTTCCTAGAAAATTAGTCTTTAGTAAGGATTCTTGTATCATTTATCGTTCGTTCCATGTGCTCCAAAGGTATCTCTAATCAACTTCATTGAAGTATATGATGCATCAGTATCAAAATGATGACATAGTTCTTTTATCATATATAGACCACTTTGGTCTTTATCGTATTCTTCACTGTTTGATCTTGAAATTTTTGGAAATTTGCATTCAATAATATCACCTGCTTTTAAATTTGTATTTGAAGGTACAACTATACTCAAAGTTTGAGTAAAAAGCATATTGTATCTCATGATCGCTTGAGATTGATATTTAAATGGATCTGAGTTTACATCAGTAGATACATCTTTTTCCATCGTTCCAATATCCAGTACCTGAGTCAAATATCTGGTTGGAATATGACCAAGATCAATGTTTGAACTATTTGAAATTTTTGGCAATTCAAGTTTCTGTCCAAGATTTTTTACACCACTTACATAGTCATCAGTCGTAAATAATCCTTTTTGGGGATCGGTGAATTCAAATGTTAGTGGATTATAAAACATACGATAACTTGCATAAGAACCAAGTCTTAATTTTTCAAGTAGATTTTGATTTCTTTCCGTTTTATAATTCAGAATATTAAAATCATTATCTCTTTCAATTCCAGATTGATTAACCTGAGTATAAATGTATGTTGGAATCTTATCTGGTTTTTGTGAGATTAAACTGTCAATAGATCTAAATTGAAATCCTTCCTTTGTTTGATAAAATACAAATCCTGCTGTTGCATCCCCAGAAATTTCTGCAGGAACTCCCTTAGATGCTAACCACACTAAAATTGTAAATGGTTTTCTCAGATTTCCAATGAATCCATATTTGTTTTGAGTCTTATCAATTTTACCAATCTTCTCTGTCTTTAGATAATTTTTAAGAATATCTGTTACTGAAGCATCAATTGTCGAACTTGTTTTATATTTTTTTCCAACCCTTGAAGTCTCATTGGTAATTGCTTCTCTGGAAGTTAAATTCAAAAGAAATGTTTCTCTTTGAGATTCTGTTACAATATCAGTAATACTTGAGACATATAGGTAATCCTTTTCGTTCGTTGCAAAATCCAATCCTGGATTTTTAGTAGAGTTTCCTGTAATTTTTAATGAAACTCTTTCACCACCACGAAGAGGAAGACCATTATAAATTGATTGTTTTTCTCCATCAGGATTCCCTTCTTTATCGGGCGCTTGAATAGCATCTCCCGTATTAACTATTCTAATCTTTGCAGTAATTGTTGGTGAAAAAATATCTTCATAATAATCAATAGATACCGCACCTTGTCTGATATCAGCAGTTCTTTTTTGATCGTTTGATTCTATGGTCAATTCTTCATAAATTGACTTATTAATTGCTGCCATTAGGTATACGCTAGCTCTAGAAGTATTTGATTCTTAATAAGACTATTTAACGAATCTTCAAAGGGTATCGTTTGTGGTTGTGATCTCCCACCACCTGAAGAAACTTGTTGTGGTTGGGATTGTTGAGGATTATCTGCAATTATAATTTGTTGACCTTTTTTATTTTGTGCTACCGAAGGAACATTTTGACCTGGTGAAGTTGTTGATGAGACTTGTGCTTGCAATGGTTTTACTCCACCACCCCTATATTCAAAATGAAATGGATCTCCAGATATTTTAGCATAATACCAACCATATTTTGGTCCATTTTTCACCATCCAATTATATGCAGGAGTATTTGGTTCGAGATCAAGTGCCAATCCTACACCATGTCTAGAATAACCAGGAGTTGCTTTAACGGAACCTTTTACATTTTCTTGATGTTTATAACTTCTATATGCGCTATTAATTGGAATATCTTTTCCATATGCTTGTTGTGCTGCTAAAAATGCCTTTCCTGCAGTTGGATTTAACATCGCATTATTTCCGTACCAATCTTGATAATCGGCAGGATATGATAATGATTTTATTTTGATCAAATCCGATGAAGTTAAATATCCATTTCCTTTACCTGATTGTGGTTTTGAAGGTGCTGGTGCTTTATTAGTAATTGCAGGTGCTGGACCAGTTCTTGGTTTTTTGGGATCTATACCTTGCCTTTTAATAATATTAATTATATCTGTAGAATAAGTAGGAGATGTTGCATATACTCCATGACTAGTCATATTTGTTCCAGGAATTTTTGCTCCTGTTGGTAAACTCATATTTTGTGCTGCTTCTTCTGGAGTTTTAGCATTTCCATACTTATAATCCCATCTCTTAACTTTAGCTCTTACTCCCTCTTCAGGAGTTTCATAATCCCTAAATTTTGCTTTTACTCTCACATTTTTACCATTAATATTCTCAGTTGTCCAAAGCCAAGTGCCAGGTTCATTTGCTGACGCTTTTTGTCCAAAAAAATTATTTTTTCCACTCGGACTTTTTCCCCATCCACTTTCTATTGCCCATTGAGTTGCAGTAACTTCTGGAAATCGATCTCCCTCTTTCCTTGCAGCCTCATAAACTTTTGCCCAACCAGGATCTGCACCTTTTGGAGCCGGTGGTGCTGTTCCTCCCCCACTTTCACCAGTAGTAGTGGTAGTATCTTGAGTATAATCAGTATTTAATGGTGGAACTTCTTTTTCTCCAGGTCCTTGACCAAGGGGAGTTGTAAGTAACTCAAATCCCCTCATAAATTCATCATGCATAGAATCCATATTTGCACTCAAATCATCCATTGCATTTTGAACTCTTTTTGATTGGTCTGTAAAATCAAATTGAGTAATGTCCTGATATACAGCAGAAAGAAGTTGTCCAAAATTTATAAATGTATTTCTAATATTTCCCATAAACTCAGTTAATATTCCATACAATGTTCTAATTCTGGTAATCAAATCTTCAATTGCCGTCATAATTGTTGGCAAATTGTAAAGTAACCAACCAAGTAAAAGACTAGATGCAAAATCTAATAATCTACCAAGAAATCCTTTTGTACTATCACCGATAACTTTTCCAGTTCTTTTAAATGCTCCACTAATACCAGAGGCTTCGATTATACTTTCTTGATCTTTTCTTTTAACTGCCTCCTCTCTCATCGTACTGAGCATTTTATTTCTAGCAATTGATTCTCTTTTTATTCTTGTTTTATTCAGAGAAACCGTTTTTATAGTATCTGCAGATTTTTTTAATTGTCCCATTCCAGTATTAAGGGATTTTATTCCACTTGATACTTTATCTAAATTAATTGAGGATGCAATTGCCATATTACATTACCACATTATAATTGATTTGTGAATATAATGTATAGAAGTTATCAGGATTAGAAGAAGGAATGGCAGGAACATCACTTGCAGGTCCACTTTTCAATGGTTGCTGTTGTGGAGGAGCAGAAGAACTAGAAGGAGCATAAACTATATTTGGTTTTGGTTCAGGTTCTGGTCCAATATTAAATGGCACAGTTTGCATCTTTGTTGTTTGTGCTGGAGTTATCTCTGGTGTAGGAGGTTTTGAAGAAGTTTCTGCTGGTGCTGATGATACTGATGGTGTTGTAGGTCCTTTAGGGGAAGTAACATCAGGCAATTTCATTTCTTTCCAATCATATTTTTTTGATTTTGCCCAATCCATAGCTTGTTGCTTTTCTTCGTCACTCATTTTATCCCAAGCACTTTCTATTTTTCCTCTTGCCAAAGGATTATTCTTATATTGCCATGCCTGTTCAAATTTTGAAACCATCTCAGGAGATGGAGAAGATGTCTGTGGTTTTGGAGTATCTGATGTGTTGATCTGCAAATTACTTGCAGGAGGAACCATAGAAGTTGTTGGGGCAGGTTTAGCAGCTTCTGGTTTTGGTGGTTCAGATTTTTTAATTGAAGATGATTTAAGTTTATTTTTATTTTTTTCTGCTTCTTGTGCTTTCTTTAATTCTTCCTTTTTTTCCTTTAATAGTTTGGGATCTGCACCTGTTAAATTTCCACCAAGAAATTCTGCTATTTCATCTAATCCAACTATTGTTCCTGCAGCAACTCTGAGTCCAGTTCCAAATTTACCACCAATTGGTAAGATAGTTAATGCATTAAGTGCAGCATCAACATTTTCGCCATTCAAAAAGTTTAATCCACCAGATACAACACTAATAAATCCACCAATTACATTAAATTTACCACCGGCAGGATTTGGTCCTTTTTGTCCTTTTGGTGGTGGTGTTGGTGGTTTATTTCCTCTAAAAATACCATTGGCAGCATTTCCAATACCAGTCATAACTGCCTGGAATGGTTTAATAATTAATCCACCAACTACAAATTTTCCAATTTTTGCTGCAAGACCAATAATAGTAGTAATAACACGACCTATACCAAAATTAATAACACCAAATATACCACCAGCAATTGCAAGTGTTTTAATTACAGAATTTTTAATATCATCAAGTTGTTTCTTATCACCATCTTGATAAGCTTTGATCGCCTTGATTCCTTCAAGAGTTAACCATCCCTCAAGTAATGTCGTTATGAAAGACATTAAATTCTGGAATCCAAATGAAACCTTATTTCCAATACGATTTACTGGTTCCGATAAAGCACTTTGAATTTTAGTTTCTAATAAACTTTCTTTTCCACCCCTTGCACCTGCTTCTGCTAATCTTTTTTCTTTCTCTTCCTCATAACGATTTTTTTGACTCTCAATAGCACTTTCACTTGTGATTATAGTTGCAACTGACTCTAAAGTTTGATCAACTTTACTTAATTGAAGTCTTACACTATCAATTTGATTAACAAAAGATTGTTGAAAATTTGCAAAAACTCCAACATTAGTAATATTATTTTTATTTAATTCATTAACTTGATTTTGTAATGCTACTATTGAAGATGAAAGTGATTGAAGTCTAGATTTTGTTTCTGGATCTTGCTTGTTTCCACCAAAAACACTTCCCGATACGGTACTTTCATTAATACCCTGAATGGAATTGGAAAGTGGCGATGGTAAAACTGCCATTAGGATTGTTGATTTTTGAGATTTTCTTCTTCAATGTATTGTTGTAAAAGTGTAATATAAATTTCCTTTTCCCAAGGAATCATATTATCAAGTTCTGTTAATGAATATTTATGGTGTTGCATCAAAGAAAAATTAGTACGGAAGTATGACGCAAGATCATTATGCGCCATACTTACACGAAAAAAGCAGGGAGTCCCTCCAATACAACTTCACTTTCAATACCAGTATTTGGATTTTTAATTGAAATATTATGTGAAAGTTTTGGCATTGTTTCAAAGAACTTCTCAATTTGTTTGAATTGCTTTGAACTTAACTGTTCAACAAATTCAGAAAGTTCTTTTTTTGAACATTCACTTCCAATCCAAGATTCTTCTTCAGAATAAACTTGATCGATACATGAACAAATCAAATCAAAAGATTCATTAACACCAATTCCTTCTCCACTATTAAAATTATTCTTAATAAATTCTGCCATAGAAGGATACTTCATTCTCATGGTTAAAGTATCATCCAATTTAATATCTTTATTATGCCCTTCTTGCTCTTGTACTTCAATTTCATCCAAATTAATACTAACAGGAACTTTTGTTACACCATCATCTGGACAGGTAATTAATATATCAACAGTCTCACCAACTGATTGACCACGAATATTCAAGAACAAATATTCAATGTCAAATGTGGCAAGATCATCAATCTTAATTCCTTTACTTAAAATGCAGTTTGAAATTACTGTTTTAACTGCATTTGCAATTTGTTTACTATCCTCACTTTCCATTGCAATAATGAGGATCTTTTCTTCTTTAACTAAAAATGGACGATATCTAATTGTTTTCTTTAATGATGGAATTTCCAATTCATAAATTGGAGTCGCAATCTTTGGTAAAGGCATAATAACCTATAGAATTCAGGTGCTTCTATTTATAGCGTTCTAAACCATCCAGCATCATTTGGACTAGTATTATTAGAAACTGCCTTTGCATCTGGGCTAGGGTTGATAGGTCCACCAATTCCCCTAGGTCTTGGATCGTCTAGTCTTCCAGTACCTTGATTAAGATTTCTCCAAATCATTTCTTGTCTTCCAGTTGCAAGATTATTGGAATTATTTACCGATGTAGATGCTGATGTGGCTGCAGTTACATTTTGAGGTATTAAATTATTACCTCTCAAGTAAGAAATATCTACACTTCTAGTAGAACCACAAACATATCTTTCATAATTAAATGATGCTGTTACAGTTAATGTTTGAGAATCATTATATGCAATTGTTGGAGAGTACATTGAAATTGGAAATAATTTAAAAAAATTATATTCGATTTCGTTTTCATAATCCCTATCAAATTTTAAGATTTTAACAGTATCTGTCTTATAATCTTGTGGATACTTCATTCTGAAAAAATATCCTTCATTTGTTAAATCTGCGTTAGATCCACTAGTAATAAATTCTATCCAGTGCTCCAAAAATTTAATCATCTTATATTCTCTATCAACATAAAATGTTAGATCTATGGCAGTAAATACTCTACTATGAGCCATTTTTTCAGTGACTCCAGTAATATCACCAACAATGTCTGCAGTTCCTATAGTACTACCTGGCAATGATGCAGAAGAACACAATAATCCAGCATTTTCGGCAACAAACGCCCAGTCAACACCTCTAACATTCAAATGATCTCGAAGAGGGCGTGGTAATGCTCCGAAAGAAACTTGATAATGGGAGGTTTGTGCAAGATTACCAAAAAGTGATTTAATTTGCGTTATCTTGCGAGGGCGGGCAGTGGACACTCTAAATACTCTTAAGATCTTATACTATATTTAGATGTCGTATAAAGGAAAATACCAACCAATTAATCCTCAGAAATACCGAGGAGATTATAGTAATATTATTTATAGGTCTTTGTGGGAACGCAAATTCATGAAATATTGTGATATTAATGAAAATATTCTTGAATGGGGAAGTGAAGAGATTGCATTAGCATATAGATCTCCTGTCGATAATAAGATTCATAGGTATTATCCAGACTTTTATATCAAGGTAAAAGAGAGCAGTGGTGAAATTAAAAAATGTATCATCGAAATTAAACCTAAGAAACAAACAGTAGAACCAATACCACAAAAGAGAAAGACGAAAGGATATATTTTTGAAGTTGTGGAGTATGCAAAGAATCAGGCGAAATGGAAAGCTGCAGAAGAGTTCTGTAAAGATCGTCAATGGGAGTTCAGAGTGTTTACTGAAGATCACTTAGGTATCAAATAATGGCACTTACCGGATACGAAAAATCACTGGAAGAATATAGTAAGAATGAATTAGTTGCTATTGCAAAAGAATATACCATATATTATAAGACAGATTCTGGACAAACATCTGGGAGTAATTATGGCAGTTTAACAAAAGAAAAATTAATTTCTCTCATAAAATCTGATAGAGATTATCAAAATTCTGCTCCACCGACTAAAAAATTGAGCAGAGTTCAAAGAATGATGAAAAGAATTTCACAAGCAACTTATAGTCCAGATGAAATTATGGAAATTATTCAAGAAATTTTTGATGATGTTGAAAAATATCCGAGACCAGGAAATATATACACATTTGTTTATACTGCAAAAACACCAGGAATTCGATATGATCAACACCCATTAGTGATAGTTAAAGCAGAAGGTTTTAGTTTATCTGGATTCAAAGGATATAATGTTCATTGGTCAGATCATAGAAATTATGTTTGGGAAGGAGTTACAGGGTCATTTCATAGAGTTCAAAAGGGTGAAGAATTTGATTATCTTCATGATGTTCCATATAAGGAAATATTGTCAACATAGTCTAAATAGTTAGAAAAGATAAATGAAAGGGTCTTATAGATATCCACAAAAAAGAATAGACAAAAAGGATGATTATCTTGAGATTCTTGTCGTCAAATATGCTTATCCAGGTTTGAATCTAAATGCTACAAATTTAGTTCAAAGAACTTCCACGGAAGCACTAGGTGAAAATATAAAAAACCCAGAGTATCAAATTCTTCTTCCTATGCCACAGGGACTTTCTGATACTAATATGGTTAAATGGGGGCAAGATGAGATCAATCCCTTAGAAGCTGCTGGAACCGCTGGAGCGGCAGAAGCTGTAAAGGGAGATCCAATAGGAGGAGTTCAAAAATTTGTAGGTGCTATACAAAATGTTGCTACAAGTGGAAATGCACAAAATTTGATTACTAATTATGCGGCCGCAAAGGCCGTTGGAGCTTTTGGAGGAAATGTAACTTTAGAAGGAGCTCTCGCAAGAACTAGTGGTCAAGTTCTCAACTCAAATATGGAACTTTTATTTCAAGGAGTTCAATTAAGATCTTTTAATTTCACATTCAATCTTGCACCCAGATTTGACAAAGAAGCGACAGTAGTTAAACAAATCATAAGAACTTTCAAACAGTCAATGTCGGCCAAAACTTCAGGTGGTACTGGTGGTGGACTATTCATTAGTTCTCCTGAAGTATTTCAATTAACTTATAAATCAGGAAACAAAAAACACCCATTTCTTCACTCATTTAAACCATGTGCTTTAGTAAATATGGGAGTTAATTATACCGCATCTAATGTTTATGCAACTTATGAAGATGCGACACCAGTTCATATGACACTTTCACTTTCTTTTCAAGAACTGAATCCAATTTACTTTGAAGATTATAATAAGATTCCTTTAAGCGATGGAGTTGGATACTAATGGGATACTTTAGAGAACTACCAGATCTAGAATATCAATCTCCCTTTGTTGATAGAGTATCTTCAGATGCTTATATTCGTGCAAAGAATTTATTTCGTAGAGTCAAACTTCGTGATGATCTTCAGAATGTTTTTACTCTTTTTAATAAGTATCAAATTCAAGATGGTGCTCGTCCAGATACTGTGGCAGAAGAACTTTATGGTAGATCAGACTTGGATTGGGTTGTAATTCTAACTGCAGGAATTGTCAATATTAGAAATGAGTGGCCTTTGTCCAATAAAGATGTTTATAATTATGCAGAAGAAATTTATGGAACTCAATTAAATGCTTTACATCATTATGAAACTAAAGAAGTTAAAGATTCACAAGGTCGTTTAATTCTTCCTGCAGGTAAAGTTGTTGATTATAATTTTACAATTCCAGATCCAAATATTCCAACTCAAAATATTACTCCCGCACCAGTTACGGGAATTAGTAATTATGAATATGAAGTAAGAAAAAATGAAAATAAAAGAACAATTTATATTATCAAGAAAGGATACCTACAGCAATACTTAAATGATATGAGAAAGATTATGTATTATGATAAGTCCTCACAATATGTCGATAAGACTCTAATTCGTACCGAGAATACCAGAGTCACAATGCCATAAAAAAGGGGAGGTTTCCCTCCCCAATCTTATTACTCAGCAAGTTTTGCAAAGTAACTCAGGGTATCATCATCTTCATCTTCATCAATTGAAGAAGATTTAGAAGAACTCAGATTATTCAGTTGAGTACGAAGATCTTCATCAAGTTCACGAACGGGACCACGGGAAGTTGATTCTTCATCAGCAACCTCAGGATCTTGACGACGAGTTCCTTTGTTACCAAGTACATAATCAAGACGCTTCTTCAGTTCATCATAAGACTTGAACTGATCGGCAGCAACGAGTTCTGCAAGAGAATACTGCTTCTTCCAGATTGCTTCCATTGCATCATCATCATCGAGCATGGCACCTTGTGCAGCAAACTCACTGGAATCATAGTTACGATAACCAGCAACATTCTTTGCCTTCAGTTTGAAGTTAGCACCTTGCCAGAAGTCAAACGGATCAATAGGAGTCTCATCTTCAAACTCAGGTTGCATTGCAGCAGTAATCTTATCAAAGATTTTCTTACCGAACTTATACAGAAAGACTTTACCTTCGTTATCAGGATTAGCAGGATCCTTCACTACATAGATATTGCTCACATAAGTCAGTTTGCGCTTCTGCTTACGAGCAATCTCTTTACCAGCATCGGTCCCATTGTTCCAGAGTTCGGAGTTGAGTTCCGATACAGGATCTTTCTGGTTCAGAGTAGTCAAAGAGTTCTCAATGAACCAACCACCAGGGCCTTGGAAGGCATGGGAGTACAGTTTCACAAAAGGTAGATCTTCACCGTTGGGGGCAGGAAGAAAGCGAATAACGGCATAACCATTACCACTCTTATCACATTCGAGTTTCCATACACGATCATCACCAGATGATGCGTTATTATTCATTTTTTCGACTTCCTTGACTAGTTTAGCAGTCAGGGAACCAAGTTTGGATTGTTTCTTAAGATCGGAAAAAGACATTTGGATTTTTGGGTAAATTGGATTTGTTGGATTTACTTAGATATTATAACAAAAATGATCTCACTTGTCAATAAATTGTTTGAGAGATTCAATCGTTTTAGTCATACTATTGAAAAGTAAATTCATATCTGTGTCAGGGGGAAATCCCATAATTGCCACAGATTTGCGGAGATTCTCTTTCATCTCAACCGCTTGTGGATCATCAGAAAGAGAAAGTCTTGTGTACATAATACGCTGCTTTTCTAGCAACAAAGTCATCTTTTCAATGTGTTCCAGTTTATCTTCACGGGTCATTGAACCAAATGACAAAATACTTCCATAAATGAACTTTTGAAGATCATTAATTTCTTCTAGTTCTTCCTGAATCAATTCAGAATCAAAGAATTTACTCATTTACAATTTCCCGTAGAAGTTTTTTATACTGAAACTTATCAATATTTAGAAATGGTTTGTACTTCTTGATTTTTAAACTTACGGTTTCCCACACAGGGTCCATTAGTTTCGTATCAAATACATTCCCGAACATGAATATTATATCATAAATCACTAGAGTTTCAATACCAATCTTCCCCCCCAGGAATTTTTTTAGAACTGGTGGATGACCCCTCGAACAGTTGAAAGCATCTTCTAATTTTATTTCCGAGAGTAATTCTTCCGATTGTTCTTTGAACAAGTAGGTCAAACTCTGCTGTCGTTTCATCCACTCGACGTATGTTCTTTCGCCAGAATTTATAATTTCTCCAATCCATGTGTTTTGTGGGGTGTCTGTAGCAACAAAATTTGATACTAGAAAATCTACAATTTCTTTATCGGCGTATTTGCGACTTGTTTTCTCGAACCAGTACTTATCTTTGCGTTTGTTAAAGGAAGTCAGAGTTGCCCTAGACTTCCCACCATATTTAAAGAAATCGTATTTTGGATTTGTAAAATGACTTTTAAGAGAAAGATAATGTTGATATGTCTCAAATGGACTCATAGTGGAAGTTTTGCTTTTGAAGTTTTTTTCATAAAATTGAGATTGATAGCATCATACTTCAATCGTTCTTTGAGTGGTTTAGATACAAGTTTAGTAATTGAATCTACCTCAATCTTATTAATTTCACAATAATGGCAAATAGCATCGATGTAATTCATATTCTCCTCCGCAACAATCTTCTCTATTTCTAGGGAAAACTTGGAGGGAGTCAGAAACTTATCCTCTATTGCTTGTTGTAAGGTTTCTTCATACTTTGGAGAGTATTCATAAAAAGAGTCATTTCTTACATTAGACTTTCCATCTTTTCTTAGTGTTTTATCTGGTTCCATAGAGTTCCAATTTATCTCTAACAAACTTTCTAATATATTCGGAGAGTAATTTGATGTACTTTCCTTTGTCGTATTCTTCATAAACTACACATTCTCCATTTTCACAAGCCATAATAATGACTAATTTCTTTACCATTATACCAGTAATTTCGTATAACATACAACCATACGCCATACATTGAACAAAATAATGATCAATCCACTCGCGTGGTTTAGGTTTTTTAGAAGTTTTAAAATCGATGATTGCTAGTTCGCCGTTGTATTCTGCAATGCAATCAACGGTTCCTGCAATACCTAATTGCTTACTATATAGGGAACCTTCAAGAGAGTGAATATTATTTATACGATTAAGTTCCGCCTTCGCAACCTTAAAAAGAAAATCCGGCAACGGCGGAACAGACGGCAAATCCTTATTGTGAAGATAATTCTCCACAAGAGAATGCATATCCGTACCGCGAGAAGTAGCTGCCTTAGTAATCTTCTCCGCTTCCTCCTCACCAATCCTTTTACGCCACTTAACAAATATTTCACGATTAAAATGACTTGTAACAGAAGTAATGGAAAAAAGTTTTAGAATCTCATCTTCATCAGGAACTTTATAATAACGAATGCCATCTATAGTCTCCCTTTCAAGTTTTGGAAGATTTATATCTATGTGTGTAAATCTTCCTTGCTTAGCAACTTCAGGATGCAACTCATAATATTTTTCAATTAACGGATTCGACATTAAAAACCTGCTTCTAATTTTGCAATAATATATTCTTTGACAAGTCCAGAACGAACAATATCATCAACACCAAACTCTATTATATCAATAGATGGCATTTTACGCAAGATGCTCATAAAATCAACAATTCCATTACGCTCATTAGATTTCTGCAAATCCGACTGAGAAGCATCTCCACAAAACATAATTTTAGAGTTCTCACCAACACGAGTAATGATCGAATCCAACTCATGGCTCGTACAGTTTTGAAATTCATCTACAATCACAATCGAATTGTCAAGTGTAGTTCCTCTTAAGAATGAGGTACTCCAGAACTTAATCGTCTCTTGTGACTTAAGATTGCCATAGAGCATCTCAAACTCTGCATCAGAAGGCATCTGAAACATATACTTCACCATATTCTTATAAGGAATCTGGTAGATATCAGATTTATCTTCATAGGAACCAGGAAGGAAACCAATCTCCCTTGTGGCAACTAAAGAACGCACCAGATAGATTTTCTCATAGGGAGTTCTTTCATCAAGAACTTCACGGAGAGCATTATAAAGAGTAATAAAAGTCTTACCTGTTCCTGCACATCCATATGCGACAAGATGTTTACCTTCGGCATATGCATCAAAAAGTTTTCTTTGATTATCTGTGAGTGGGTCAATATCTAATAGATATTCACTCCCAAGTGCTTTTTTTCTTTTTGGTTGACGGCCAGCAAGATCTGGACCGGTTTGTTGCTCATTTGATCTTTTTCTTCTTGCCATTAGATTTTCTTTACGCGAGAACCAGGTGCTTTGCTTGCTTTATGAAGAACATCATTCCATCCAGGATTGCGACTGATGAGTTTATCTTTCCACTCACCGACTTCTCCCGGACTTGCGGATCCTTGTGACCAATCCCTTTGCCATTCGGGATTGTCCTGATACCACTGTGTGATGTCATGAACACTCATTTCAATCACTTTAGTCTCACCAGTTTCTTTGTGAATAATCGGATATATTGCCATAAGGTTTAATAATGTGTATCGTTATTTAGATCAAGGACTCAACCTTGCCTTATGAAGACGCTTCTCTTCATAGTATGCCCAAACATTTGGAGTCCATTTTTGAAGTTCTGGTGCAAAAGAATCACACAATGCTTGAATCTCAAGTTGTGCGTCAAGTTTAGAACGAAGATCCATAAAGTGAAGTACAGAACGAAGATTGAATGAAACTACAAAGTTCTGGCGAATTGCTTGTGCAAGATAATCACGAATATGCTCTTCACACATACCCTTATCATACTTTACAGCATAACGCTTACACCCCTCCAGAATCCATTGTAGTTCATCTTGTCTATCTTCTCCTGTCCACTCATACTTCTTTCCCTTACGATTGGTATAGAACCCCACAGGACGCACATAGAAGACTTCTTCAACATCTAGTTCCCCACTCGCAACTTTAACTACACGCTTACCAGTATAACGCTGAGATTGAACATCCCAAGTAGTTCCGATACGATGAGTTCTTGCCTGAACGATCACATTATGAACAAATCCAGCACAAGAAAATGTAATTTGTGGATGCTCTAAAGGTCCCCAATGTCCCCTTTCATTTGCCAGAAGTTGTTCTACAACCCACTCACCACATTTTTGATTGCTAGGA